TCCGCAGCTCTACATCGACAAGCTCTCGGCCAACATCCTTGAGCACAGTCTGTTGGCCACAAAGGTGCGCTATATCGCGACCGACAACTGCGACATCAACGAGGACGAGCTCAAGGATGCCAACTGCGTGGTAGTGCACAGTGCTCTGTCCTCGCTCGACGAGAACCACATCAAGGAGATCCACGTTCCGTCGCTTGAGGGAAACTACATCGAAGTGCTCCAGATGAAGATCGACGAGCTTAAGGAGACCAGCGCAAACCGCGACTTCTCCAACGGCGGGACAAGCTCCGGCGTGACGGCCGCGGCCGCCATTGCCGCGCTGCAGGAATCCGGGAACAAGCTCTCGCGCGACATGATCCAGGCATCCTACCGCGCTGACAAGAAGATCAGTTCCCTCGTGATCGAGAATTCCCGGCAGTTCTACGATGAGTCGCGCTCCTTCCGCATCACGGGCGAGGACGGCTCCGACCAGTATGTCGAATGGAACAATTCCGGCATCCGTCCGCAGGTCACGGGGCAGGCCATGGACGGCACACCGCTCCTGCGCAAGCCGGTATTCGACCTGAAGATCAAACCGCAGAAACGCTCGCCGTTTTCGCAGGAGGCACAGTACGAGCGCGCGAAGGAACTGTACGGGCTGGGCTTCTTCAATCCGGCCAACGCGCAGCAGAGCCTGATCGCGCTGGAGATGATGGAGTTCGAGGGCAAGGACAAAGTCCGCCAGCTTGTGCAGCAGGGGCAGACACTTTATACCATGGTACAGCAGCTCACCGAGCAACTCGCGATGGCGCAGGGCATCCAGGTACAACAAGACGCGTCCGGCGGCTCCGGAAGTGCCCCGCAGGACGGAGGCGGGCAGACAATCTCGCAGGCGAGGCAGGACGCGGCGACCGCGAACATGACGTCCTACGGACAGAAGCTCGCGAAGCGGTCCACGCCGAGCATGTCGGGGGGCAACGGATGATTGAGGCGGTATTGCGGGGGGACGCGCGTCGCGGCACGCTCATGGTAACGGGGCACGCGGGGTATGATCCCGGGCATGACATTGTGTGCGCCGGCGTTTCGGCGCTCTCGCAGGCGTTTCTCGCCTGGTGCCTCGCCCACGAGGCGCGCGTCCGTGTGAAACACGTCAGCGCAAGATCGGGCAATTTTCGTGTGGATTACGAAGGAGACTGCGCCGACGCACTCGGCATGACGCTCGCGGGGCTGCGAGGCATTGAGAAAAGCTATCCTGACTATGTGAAAATCGACACCGAAAAATTTCTTAGGAAGTGTTGACGATTTACAAAAACGATCATGTTACGCTGATGATGCGGAGTAAATTCCGCGTTTGTCCTCCTCCTTCCGCCCGCCGGGTTAGTGTTGCGCGGCGGGTGGTCGGGGCGGAGGGCTACTCACGGGTAAGACCGCGGATAGGAGGATTTATTCATGCATAAAATTTTGTTCCCCATTGACCTGAGAATGTTTGACGGCGGCGCGGCTTCCGGAGGCAGCGCGGCAGGAACAGCAGGCAGCGGGGCGGGCGATTCCGCAGGCAAGGGCTCCGCCGTCGCCGGGCAGAGCGATACGGGCGAAACAACGATCCTCTATGGCAAGCAGCCGGCGGCCAAAGAGGCCAAAGAGGGAAGCAGCTCCGACGCCGGGAGCGAGAACAGGGAAGGGAAGTTCAAGTCCCTCATCACCGGAGAATACAAGGACCTCTATGACGCGGACGTGAACCGCATCATTGCGCGTCGCTTCAAAGACACTAAGAGCCTGCAGGAGAATCTGGACGCTCAGCGCCCGATCCTCGACCAGCTCGCGCAGCGGTACGGAACGGCGCCCGGCGACGTAAAGGCGCTGCAGGATGCTCTTGAGAGCGACGATGCGCTGTGGGAAAAGGCCGCCGAGGAAGCTGGCATGGACGTCGGCCAGTACCGGCAGGTGCAGAAACTCCAGATGGAGAATCAGGAGCTTCGGGCCGCGCAGGACAACGCCAGAGCGCAGCAGCAGGCTGACAAGCAGGTGCAGGACTGGATGCAGCAGGCCGAGCAGATGAAGCAGGACCCGAATTTTGCGGATTTCGACCTCGCGGCCGAGATTCAGAGCAATCCGGAGTTTATCAACATGCTCAAGGTCGGCATCAGCGTCCCGCATGCATACAGCGTGCTGCACCTGGATGACATCACGGGGCGCGTGGCTGTGGGAGCCGCCAGCAGGGCGGAAAAGGCTGTCACGGATAACATCCGGGTGAGAGGCGCGAGACCGAAGGAAAACGGCGCGGGAAATCGTGCCGGTGTCACGGTCAAGGACGATCCCTCCAAATGGTCCGACGAGGACTATAAAAACGTAATCAAAGCAGTACGCAGGGGCTCGAAGATTTATCTGTAATCTCCGGCCGCCTGCCGCGGAAGGAGAAATTTATGAACAAGTACATGATCTTCCCGATCTGGCTGCAGATGTTCGACAACACGAACATTACGACCGATACGGGCATGACCGTGGAGATGAAGGAGTTCTACGACAAGGTGCTCATCAAGAACGCCGAGCCGCAGCTCATCCACGATCAGTTCGCGCAGAAGCGCAATATTCCGCAGGGCAGTGGCAACATCATCAAGTTCCGCCGGTACGCGCAGCTCGCCAAAGCGACTACGCCGCTCACCGAGGGTGTCACGCCCTCCGGCCAGAAAATCTCCGTCTCGGAGATCAGCGCGACCGTGCATCAGTACGGCGCATATGTGGAGCTGTCCGATGTCCTGATCCTTGAGACCATCGACAACAACATGGTCGAGGCGACGGAGCTTCTCGGCTCGCAGGCCGGGCGTACGCTCGACACCATCACCCGCGAGATCATCAACGGCGGCACCAACGTACAGTATGCCGAGGGCGCGCACACGTCCCGTGTGACGCTTGTCGGCGGCGCGACGACCGGCAACGACTATCTGACCGTCCGTGCAGTTCGCATGGCGGTGCGCACGCTCTCCGAGGTCAACGCCCGCAAGCCCGACGGGCAGTTCTATGCCGGCATTCTCCATCCGGACATCAAGTTCGACTTGATGGACGATGACGAATGGAAGCTGCCGCACGAATATCAGGACACCAAGAACCTCTACAACAACGAGATCGGTGAGATCGGCGGTGTGCGGTTCGTGGAGTCCACTGAGGCAAAGGTTTGGGCATCCGCCGGCGCGGACGGCCGTTCTGTCTACTCTACTCTGATCCTCGGCGCGGACGCTTACGGTACGACCGAGATCGAGGGCGGCGGCCTGCAGCACATCGTTAAGCAGCTCGGCTCCGCCGGCACGGCTGACCCTCTGAATCAGCGCGCCACGGTTGGTTGGAAGGCCACCAAGACGGCGGTCCGCCTGCTTGAGGAAAACATCGTCCGCATCGAGACGACCAGCTCGGTCAACGGTGCGGCGAACTAATCAAACGGGGAAGCGGTGAGAAGCCGCTTCCCCCCACCGGTAAGGAGGATAAAATCCCATGGCTGAGAATAAAAAAGAGGAAACTGTTCAGGGCATCGACATTGAGGCCCTGAAGGAGAAGCTCCGGGCCGAGATCCGGGCAGAGGACGCGGCGACCGCGCAGCAGAAGGAAAAAAGCGCGGAGACAATCCGGAAGAACGCGCTCGACGAGGCGAAAAAGGACCTCGTGGAGATCGAGCTTTTCCAGGATGACGACAAGTATGCCAACGACGTAATCGTCTGCGTCAACGGCGACCGGTACCAGATCCAGCGCGGCAAGCGTGTGAAAGTTCCCCGGTTCATTGCGGATGTGCTGCAGCAGAGCGCCGAGCAGGACAAATCCACGGCCCGGATGACCGCCCGGTATGAGAGCGAATACAAGCAGGCGGTTGACACCAACCACCTGTAAGTGAATAGACCGCGAGACATGAAAAATGTCCATGACACGGCATGGGACAGCGGGTGTTTCCCGCTGTCCCATTTTTACATGAATGAGGTGAATTTATGAGTAATCGGATCATCACGCTGGAAGTTCGCGACGCCTATCTCCAGAAGTGCGGAGAGAGTATCGGCGCGAGTGGTTCTGCAAATGCGCTGACGCTGCGCATGGTATTCGGCAACACCTGGGACGGCACTACCAAGACAGTATACTTCCTCGACGCGAACGGAGAGAACCCGGTCTCTGTCACGCTGGGCCTCGATATGTTGGTGGAAGGAACAACCAACACCTGGGACGTGAAGGTGCCAAAAGAGCCGCTTGCGGTCGCTGGGAACGCGACAGTGACGGTGCGTGGCGTCGTACTGAATCAGGCAAATCCTTCGATTGTGGATCGAGCGATCACGACGGTGGCGGCCCGGTTCCGTGTGCTTGACGCGGAGATCCCGGTGAGTGTGGGGAATGCCGGAACCATTACGGCGATGGACAAAGAACAACTTCAGAACGAGATCGACGCGCTGACAACTCTGTTCACCACGACAAAGGCTGCGGTCGATACGGCGGTCACGAACGCGGCGGCGAGCGCGATGGCTGCTGCTGCTTCCGCGGCAGCAGCAACGGTATCCGAGACGGCCTCGAAGGCAGCGCAGACCGCGGCGGAGGACGCCGAGGCGGTTGTTGTGGCCGCAAAGGCGGATGTGACGGCCAATAAAGCCGCGGCAGCGGTGTCTGCTGCTGCTGCGGCAGCGGATGTGGCGGGCTTTGAAACGGATGAGGCGCGGCGTGCCGCAGCGGAAAATGCCCGCGTAACTGCGGAGACCACGAGAGCAGACGCCGAGGCGGCGAGAGTCACAGCAGAGAGTGGGCGGGCTTCGGCGGAGCAGACGAGGGCTTCCACGGAGCAGACGAGAGCTTCCGAAGAGACGGCGCGGATCAGCGCGGAGAACAGCCGGGCTTCGGCAGAGCAGGCGAGGGGGTCCGCAGAACAGGCGAGGGCTTCCAAAGAGACGGAAAGGGCCGCGGCGGAGGCGCTGCGGGAATCCGCCGAGAGCGCGCGGAACGAGTGGGTGGACTATGACGGCACCACGGCTTATGTGCCGGGGAACAAGGTGGCGTTCAACGGCTCGAGCTACCTCTGCACGGCGGCCACGACCGGGAACGCGCCGACCAACACGGCGTTCTGGAGGTTGATCGCAGCGAGGGGTACGGACGGGCAGGGCGCCGGCGATATGCTTGCGGCGACCTATGATCCAAACGGGAAGGCGCAGGACATCTTCGCCTACGCCGATCAGGCCAAAGCAGCCGCCGTCAGCACGGTGAGCGCCCACAACGCAACCGGCGGAGCGCACCAGAACCTGACGATCGCGTTCACGGAGGCAACGACGAGGGCAAATATTGCGGCTGGGGAGACGCTCGCGGTGATCCTCGGGAAGATCAGGAAGTTCTTTAAAGATCTCGGGACGGCGGCGTTTTCGGCGGCGTCGGACTTCGCGGCGGCGGTGCACACACACACGAAAGCTCAGATCACGGATTTTCCGACAAGTATGACGCCGTCCGCGCACAACCACACGGCGGGAGACATTGCTTCGGGGGTATTTGCGGATGATCGTTTACCGAGTAGGTTGCTTCAACCCAACCTGCTGAGCGATGCAACGGCTGTACTGCTCGGGAATGTAAGCACGGTCGATTCCGCGCTGGAGCTGCTCGGACGGTTTAACAAGGTGCTGGGAAATGAGTATGTGTGGAAAAAGGCACAACGAGGGTATATCTACGGTAATTCAGAGCAGGTAACCATATGTAGCGGGACACCAACAACATATGTCACAATTTATTATTCTACATCTATTCAGGTAAGCAACGGCGTGGTTGCACTAGTTTCGCCATCGAGCGTATCTGTTGCTTATGATGATAGTTCTGGAATGTCAAATGTTGTAGGAAAATATTGCTCCATTGGCGGTTATGGGAATACATACCCGGTATATAAGTTTTCTGATACAGGAAGTCCAATAAAGACTGTTTCAGGATCGACGTACACGATGAAATTTCCTGCGCAGCTCGTCACCTATGGGGATCTTAACGTAGAGTATGTAAATTCGGCATCTCCCGACGCATATCCACCTTCTGTTTCTGATGGCTACACCTATACGTTACTAGGACAGCTTGGGAGCAAGGTACGGATCGCCACCGGCAGCTATACCGGCACTGGAACGTATGGGAGCAGCGATCTGAATACGATCCCCATTCACAGTGATACACGCCTTGTTATTGTGCAGGGAAACAGCGATCAAAAAGGTCTGACGATATTTGTTAGGCCTGTCACTTATGCAGATACCACAGTACAAACAGCAAATGCGGCATGGGCAACTGAAATAGTTACTTGGAGTGATAGTATGCTTAGTTGGTATTATTACTACTCTGCATCAGGACAGTTAAACGCATTAGGTGTTGTTTATTACTACACGGAAATCAGGGGGTAAGTCATGAAAATTATCCAATCTGTCCCGAACAAATCCGGGGCTTATTCAGCAATCCATGTACGAAACGAAGCAACACCTCCTGACGGGTGGCTAGAGATCACCGCCGATACCACGGAATTCTTCGACGGCTTTGTTACGCTGACCATCGAAAACGGCGTTGTGACCGGCATCTCGAAAAACGTTCAGGCGCACAAAGCGTGGCTGGCTGAGGAGGCCGCGAAGCCGGTTAAATCAGATCCCATTGCGGAGCACGACGAGCTGATCGCCGCGCTCGTTGAAAAAGTGACCAACCTCGAGTTGGGCATCACGACATAAGGAGGATTGAAATATGACAGCATTGAAAAACGTGTACGCCCGGCTGATCGATAGGGCGGGCGCGGATGCGGCGAAGATCGCCGATCTGAAAGTCAAAATCGGCACCTCATTTGCGGTGGGCCTGCTGACGGACGCGGAGCAGGCGGAGCTTCTGGCGCTTCTGCCGGCGGCCACGGCGTAAGGGGGCGCGGTATGACGATCAATACAGCAATCACGGAAGTGCAGGCGATTTGCCCGCACGCCTATCCAGACGAGACGGTGACACGTTGGTTATCGGAACTCGATGGAAAGCTCCGGGAAGAAGTCGTCAAGGACACTTCGGAACCAGTGAAATATATCTGGCCGGAGGACGCCGACACGTCGCTTCTGGCCGACCATCCGCACGACGATATTTACCCGGCGTACATTCTCGCCATGGTTGATCTCTGCAACCGGGATACCGTCCGCTATGCAAACGACATGCAGGTGTTCAATCAGAAAAAGGAAGACTATGCCTGCTGGTATCGGCGAACGCACAAATCGGCGTCATACAGTGGGTGGATAACCTTGTAGGAGGGATTTTGATGGAGCTGCCAAGACTGATTTATACGGAAAGCCCGGCAAAAAAGGAGGTCGTCCGTTTCCTCGGAATCAACTTTGGAGACGACGCGCAAGAGGGCGAGTTATCTGCCTGCCGAAACCTTTCGGACAGACGGTATCCGTATCTATCCACAAGACTGACGCGCCAGGCGGTTGGAGATTACACAGCTCCAACTGCCGTCACCTCCTGGGATAAGCTGGTCGTGGTGGATGGGACGAGCCTGATCTATGACGGAACAACGGTGGGGACCGTGACGGCGGGAGAAAAACAGTTCGCCGTGGTGAACACAAAACTGGTGATCTGGCCGGACAAGAAATACCTCGATATGGCGGACAGTACGCTCCACAATCTCGGAGCCGTAGGGGAACAAACGGGAGCTACCTTCACGGCAGGAAAGATCACCATGAACAATGTCACGCTCTGGAATCTATTTTCGGTGGGAGACGGCGTGATGATCTCCGGCTGCACGGTGCAGACTGGGAACAACAAAAGCGCCGTCGTCAAGGCTGTTGGGGAGCATGACATTACTTTCGCGGACAATACCTTCACCGCGGCGACGGAGACGGCAAAAATCACGATAGAGAGAAAGATCCCTGATCTTTCCTTCATCTGTGAATCGGAAAACCGGCTGTGGGGCGTCTCCAACACGGATAAGACAATCTACGCCAGCGCATTGGGCGATCCGAAGAACTTCTTTGTCTACGAAGGGATCAGTACAGATTCCTATGCGCTTGCTGTCGGCAGCGCGGGAAAGTTCACCGGCTGCTGCAAACTCTCGTCCTCGGTGCTGTTCTGGAAGGAAAACTGCCTGCACAAAATCCTCGGCAGTTATCCGGCAGAATACGCGCTATACACAAGCAATATCGCAGGTGTGCAGGATGGCAGCCACAAGTCGATGCAGGTTATCAACGACACACTTTTCTACAAGGCGCCGGATGGTGTTTATGCCTACTCTGGCGGCACACCTACCATGATCTCAGGAAACTTCGGTGCAAAGCACTTTACCGACGCAGTTGCCGGAACGGATGGGATTCGGTACTACATTTCCATGAAATTGGGGGGCGTCTGGCATCTGTTGGTTTACAACACGCAGAAAAGCTACTGGATAGAGGAGGACGACACGGAGGCAATCGATTTCTGCCGATACAATTCCTTCCTCTACATGCTCTCCGCCGATGGATCGCTCTGGTCTATTGATGCGGCGACCGGTACGGAGAAAATCGCATGGAATGCGACGTTTGCGCCGTTCTATGAAAGCGCGGACGGAAAGAAATACTATTCCAGTCTCTTTCTTCGTCTGGAGCTGGGCGAAGGGGCCTACGCAAAAGCAGAAATTCGCTGTGACGGTGAGGGATGGATCGACGCAGGGATTGTGCGCAAGCATGCAACGGAGGTCCTTCGGATTCTTCCAAGGCGCTGCGACAAATTCGAGGTACGTCTTTCGGGTGTGGGCTCTTGCACGATTCTCTCCATGGTACGGCAGTTCACCGCGGGAACGGAGGTATAAGCGTGGCAGTCTTCGACAAAGAGTTAAACCATCTGAACACAAGTGATGTTGCATCGAGCCTGCGGACGCTGGAATCTTATATCTCCTATATGCAGGAGCGGTTGGAATTCCAGAACACGAATCTCACCAAGACCCTGTCCGCAAGTGGAACGAGCGCGGCGGAGATCGTGCTTCTTGTCGCTGCGCTTCAAAACAGCACTCAGGCGATACAATCGTCCATCACAACGATGCAGGGCCAGATCACTACGATCCAAGCTCAGATCACTACGATCCAAGGTCAGATCACCACCATGCAAGGCAGCCTAACCAGTTTGACAGAGCGTGTTTCGGCGCTCGAAAACGCTTCAACAGGAGGTGCAACATAATGGCTTATAAGAAAAATGTTGATTACCAAGCTCTGATTAATCAGGCGGTGGCCAACAAAGATTACAATTCCGCAGCGCAGTATGAGCAGCAGCGCAATGATAAAATTGACAGTGAAAAACTGTCCTACCAGAAAACCAACAACTACACAGGAAATCTCGACAAGGCGGATTATTCTTCGGATATGAACGATCTGATGAACAATTCCGGTTCTGCCGATACGCTTCAGTATCTTCTGAACAAGCGAAATGAAAAGGTCAATACGGCAAAGAACCTTCAGCAATATTCAAATGACGACGTAATGCAGCGCGCGATGGAGTATATCAAAAATAACCAGGAGCCACAATTTGATTTTTCCAAAGCCAACGACATGAACAGCGTCGTAGATTCTCTCCTGAATAACACCTATGACGATTTCAAAGGAAGCAGCCAGTATGACGCGCTTCGGCAGCAGTACGCCAAGAATGGCAAACTTTCGATGAATGATACCATAGGTCAGGTGTCGGCGCGCACCGGCGGCCTGGCGAGTTCCTATGCGGCGCAGGCCGGAAACCAGACATACAATGACTGGATGGATAAGCTCGAAAATGCCGCGCTCTCGATGTACCAGCAAAACAGATCTGATCAGAAAGACAATCTTTCTGCGTTGGAGACGCTTTACGGCAACGAGTACGGCGAGTATTCCAACAAACTCAGCCAGTACAATACCGACCGGAACTACAACTACCAAAAGCAGACCGACGACCGCACCTTCGATTATAACAAATCGCAGGACCAACTTGCCAACGACTGGACGAAAACACAGTGGGACTATCAACTCGACCAGAATACCCGGTCTCAACTTGAGGAAAAGGCGAAGACGCTGGCTGCGAGCGGCATTTTTACTGGCTACAAGGCGCTCGGGTACAATGACGCGGAAATTGCGCAGATGAAACAGGATTATCTGACGAAACTGTATCAAAAGTCCAAGGGTTCTGGTGTGTCTGGTGGTTCTGGTGGGTCTGGCAGCTCAAAGGTGACGACTGCATATGACCCGCAGGCGAAAACCTACAAGGAGGACAAAATCTTCGAGCTGGCGTCGAAGTTCTACACCAAGTATCCCAATGTAACGCTGGACAGCCGGACGGTGGACGAATACCTCGCTGGAATCCATATGGAGGGAGACCAGGCACAGCTTTTCAAGGCGGCACTTGAGGAATACGGAGCGAAATACTCCGATCGCAGATAGGAGGACGACATGAGCAGATTCAAACTGACCGATGCGCAGAAGCAGAGAGCGGCAGTTTTCGCGCCGGCTCGTACCGGCCTGAACACCGGGAACAAGGATACAAGCCCTGAAGTTCCGGCTGCAAATGCAGCGAACTACACGGGGCGTATCACCCTCACGGAAGATCAAAAGGCGCTGGCGGAAAAATACCGCCCGCAGGGCAACACCAACAGAGCGTTTCAGAATTTCAACCAGAAGTATGCCGGCGTAACGCGTGATGACTGGGATTCCAACGTGCGGAGCGATTACAAAAAATTGCGGGCGAACGGCGGGAACGTCAACCTCGGCTTTGATCGCGCACGGGAGATTTCCAAGTATATCGATCGGAACGGCATCAACGGCACGATGGACGAGAAGCCGCTCACGCGCGACGAGTACGACGCCAACGTGCGTTCGAACTACGCCGCCCGGCATCAGAGCGGGATACCGGCGCTTGCCGGTACGGACCGGCGTGTGGCGGAACTCGCCGCACGGAACCTGCGGCAGGTCGCGATCGACCCGCAGCAGCAGTTCGACTTCCGCGCCGCACAGGACGAAGCCCTTACGAAAAAAGTGGCGGGCCGCTACAATCCCGCAACCAACCGGCAGGACCTCGCACAACGGGACGCATACCGCGCGCAGGCGGAGAAGATCCGGGATCGCTTTCTCGAGACCGACACGGCGGGACACGAGGCCTTTCAGAAGAATCCCTCCGATATCTCGGGGAACTGGAATTACCTTGTGGAGCTGGCTGGGAAGGACAAGCTCTCCGACCGGGACAAAACGGACGCTCGCGCGGCGCTTCCGTACATCATGGAGCAGATCCGCAGCAGTGGAGGGAAGCCAAGCAACGACGTCATGTACCTCTACAACCGGCTCTCCGGCATGCAGAATACCGGAGGATCGTTTACGGCAGAGTTGGCAGGACGTTATTCGG